AACGCCCTGGGGTATTACTNCCTGGATGCTTGACCGCAGCGCCAAGGATGGCCTGGTCGGTGAGCTGATGCAGAGGTCACGCGACGACAAGGGACCCTTCGATCTGTCTGTCCAGGTGCAGCTTCCGAACGAATGGGACCCTCGCCTCGCACGCGTGAACGTGGGCGTCACGGCAGGGGTCGAAGCGACGTTGTGTAATCCATCATGGGTCGCGAATGTTGATGCCATGGATAGGGTCATCGTTCCATCAATGTTCACAAAGCAGACATTCCAGTCGTCGGGCATTCTGCGTGACGGCGGCGCCCACGTGCATGTGGTGCCTGAGGCATGCAGCGATGCCATAATTGAGCGATGCCTAGCGCCTGATACATTTAGGTTCAGCACGACGTTCAACTTCTTGCTCGTGGGACAGCTGACAGGCTCGTCGTCAGAGAACGATAGGAAGAACATCTTCAACACGATAAAGTGGTTCTGTGAGGCGTTCAAGGACGACTCAGACGTGGGCCTCATCGTCAAGACCAACAACGGTCGTGAGACGAGGATAGACAGGAAGATAACGCTTGAGCTGATGGCGAGCCTCGTGAAGCAGGTGAGGTCGGGTCCATGCCCAAGGGTCCATCTTGTCCATGGCATCCTGTCCGACGAGGAGATGGCATCGTTGTATGCGCATGAGAGCGTGCAGGCGTTCATCAGCCTCACCCGTGGCGAGGGCTTTGGGCTGCCCATCCTCGAGGCTGCCTGCAGCGACGTGCCCGTGGTCGCGACGAACTGGTCGGGCCACCTCGACTTCATGAACAAGGGGCGTTTTGTGAAGCTGGACTTTGGGCTTGATGAGGTCCCGAAGTCTAGGGTCGATGGGAAGATATTCGTTGAGGGTGCACGCTGGGCCAATGTGGATGAGCATGATGTGAAGCGAAAGCTCAAGAAGCTTAGGGACAGCCCGACGATCCCGGGGCAGTGGGCCTCTGCATTGGGTGCTGTCCTGCGTGAGCAGAACTCGTTTGCGTCTGTCGTGCGCTCATACGATGCATCGCTGGGTCCCCTGCTGTGCTGATGCTTGCGTGCGTCATCCTCTTGGTTGGGCTCCTTGCTGCGTCAGTCTTTGTCAACGTGAGGCTCGTGCGGCTTGTCTTCGACGTTGAGGATGCCGTCGATGATGCCCTGGCGGTCTGTGATGCGACGTACTCAAGCGTGTCGTCTGTCCTTGAACTGCCGATAATGCTTGACACGCCCGAGGTTGTGCATGTCGTGGGCCAGATGAAGGGGGTCAGGGACGTTGTCCTGCACGTCGCAAACGTGCTGGCTGCTCCCTTCGGGAGGGTTGAAGAGGAGGAGGAAGATGGTAGCGGGAAAGAAGAAGCGTAGCAAGCTGATACGCCGGCGTAAGGACGGTTCAAAGTCGAACATGTATTTCCACGCAGGCACGACGGCCGCGATTGAGAGGTATCTCATCTCCGGTGATGACGTTGAGAGACGTGAGCTATACATGAGGGAGATATTCCCTGCGTTTGATAAGCTCGTTGAGAACCTCATCTTCATCCATGGGTTCAGGGGGCTGCATGACACGTATGATGACCTGAAGAACGACTGTGTGACGTTCCTCTACGAGGCGATCCACAAGTTCGATCCCTCACGGGGCTCAAAGCCGTTCTCATACTTCAACGTTGTCGCGAAGAACTGGCTCATCATTCGCTCAAAGCAGCGCGTGAACAAGATGAAGAAGAGCATCAGCATCGATGATGAGCTGCTGTCACGGTCAGACAGGGACGCCATCGAGAGCCACCACGTGTTGCCCGCGCAGGATGAGCAGATGGAGTCGATTGAGTTCATCATCCGCATCGCCACGCTTCTGGATGAGATAAGGGCGCGCGTGGTGAACGAGAATGAGCTGAGGTGCATCGATGCGATATCTGACATATTCACAGCTGTCAGCGATGTCGATGGCCTGGCGGGCGATGACCTGATGCTGAACAAGCGCAGCGTCTTCCTGCTCATACGTGAGATGAGCGGCCTCACGCCCAAGGCGCTGACGCTTGCGATCGCTGCACTCAAGCGTCACTACCGCGCATTGAGGACGACGGATGAGTTTGGGCTCTACTAGCGTCATCATCCGTGTGATGAATGGATAGTATGTAGTCATATGCCGGATGATAGAAGCATCGACGTCAAGCAGCTATTTGAGCAGCGTGAGATAAAGACTAGCGAGTTCAGTGGGCTCCTGGAGAAGATAAAGTATGCGTCACGTGAGACGAAGAAGCTGTGGCTTGAGATATATGAGAATGCCGTGGATGATAGGGCGAACGCATATGTGCTGTTCATAGACCTGTATCAGTTCGTCGCAGGCAACCAGCAGGGGCATGTGAACCACGGGCCGATGCTTGCAAAATACATGGAGAGATTGGAAAAAGCTAATAGCGCTTTGATTAAGCTAGCAGAGATGATCGATGCTGCCAGGGGAGAGGATGAGCCCGTGGATGCTGCTGCCCTGTATGAGTCGTTTGAGAAGGACGAATGACGCGTGGCATCCTCACAACCAGGGGGATAAACGTCCAGCGCCGCGTGTTCTCGTCCCAGACCGACAGGGATGATGAATACCTCGACCAGGTGGGGACTGCCTCAGGCTCCTTCCTAAAGAGGGCCGTCGTCGTCGATGTCATCTTTGACCCACCGACACAGATCAAGCTGCTCTTAGAGAGGTTCAACGAGGACATCGACGCTGCGTTGCTTCGGGCAGCGCCCAGGAACAGCATCCTCGCCCGCGTCGTCTCGCAGGGTGTAGATAAGCGTGATCAGACGCCGCTGTTGTTCTATCCAACGCTGTCACACACGCACCAGCCCCTGAAGCCCGGTGAGCACGTCTGGGTCTTCTTTGAGAGTGATAGATCGACGCTTGAGCAGGGGTTCTGGCTGTCGCGGATCGTTGAGCCCAGGGACGTAGATGACCCAAACTTCACACACGCAGACAGGAAGTTCTCAGACCAGCGTGAGAAGACGACCGTCCAGCGGCTTGAGGAGGAGGGAGCATTGGCAGGGCTGTCTGCAGCTAGCCGCTCCCGTCTTGAGAGGGCAGGTGGGTCGGGTCCCAGGTTTCCCAATGGGGGTGACACTGAGGCCTCATTCACGTTGGCGGGCATTGACGACTACGAGAGGATAGCTGCTGAGGCAGACGCGGGTGAGGCTATTGTGCTTGAGCCCGTTCCGAGGTTCAGCAAGCGTCCCGCAGACTGGGTCGCTGAGGGCTCAAATAACTCAATCATCGTCCTTGGGATAGACAGGACGGGTGCACCACTCCAGCGTGGAAGCAGCGCACTTGAGGGGTTTCCAGAGACAGATAAGAGGCAGGCAGCCGGCATGTTCGACATCGTCGCCGGCCGCGGGACAGAGAGCCCGACGGCTGCAAAGGAGGTCACAAACGCCAGGAGGCTGCTTGAGACGGACAAACAGCTATCGGGTGAGCCCAGGGCCGAGGGTGACCCTGACTTTGAGAATGATGCAGCGCGCCTGTACGGGGCGATGGACACAGACGTCGATGCGAACTTTGGAAAGCCCCTTCCAAAGCTCAATGGAGGAGCAGAGCCAGTCAAGGTCTCAGAGGGGCCCGTCGTCGTCGCCAAGTCAGACCATGTTCGTGTGATAGCCCGTGAGGATGGGACCATCAGGATAGTCAAGGAGGGTGATGAGAACGTTGATCGTGCTGTCGTTATCATTGAGCCAGATGGGACCATCATGATCGATGGACCGAGGGTCATCCTGGGCTCAGGCATTGAGAAAGCTCATGGCGCTGGCGGGCAGGTCTTCTTGGGTCGTGACGCCAGTGAGTCCATCGTGCTGGGCGATACGCTGAGATCATTGCTTGATGAGTATACGACGAAGCTTAACGTAAACATAGACGCTTTTGCGACAGCCCTCCAGCGCGCGTTGCCGGCGTTTGTTAGCCCACCGGGCAACTTCGGAAACCTAGGAGCCCCTGTCCCAGGTGTGACTGGCATCGCGACAGCCTTGATTTCAGCGTCAGCAACATTAAAGGCGTCAGTGCTGGCGACGACGAATTCTTTTAAGGCAAAGACGAACACCATCCTCTCAAAGAATGGAAAAACGAAATAATGGGCCTCAAGGACTTCTTGGATGCAAATGCCGTCGAGGGTGTTGATGAGGCGTTCATCAGGGCCATGGACACTGTGGGTGAGCCCTTGGTTAGGGCAGCCGTAAAGGTCGCACCTGCCGAGCCCGATCCAGCTGTCAACATGGCGCCAGTCGCTGTCGCGATAGCTGCACCGCACGATCCTCCTCTGTCTGCGCCCATCTTCATGAACCTCATCGCTGTTGATATCGCTTTGTTCATACTGGCGCCCCTCAAGGCGGGCGCAATAAGCATGAGCACGCCTGCAGCAGTGGGTCTGCTTCCTCCGCCCATCGTGGCTGCCCTGTCACCCATAGGCCTGGCCATCCTCCCTCCCAACCCAAAGTTCTCAAGGGCAGTCCTAGAGTGGGCAGTCTCACTCGTTCCTCCGGCTGACCTAAGGGTGCTTGGGGGCTTTGTAGTTCTGTGACCGCGTGACAGCGTCGTGATACTTATCTGCGACGATGGCTGTGATCGAGTTCAAGAGCGTCGGAGACAATGCAGGGTTGGACAAGTTCCAGCCCAAGCAGAACTCACGTCCCATAGGGATAAAGACGCCCCTCCGCCTTGGCACGCGTCATGATGGCATCTTCTCGATGCACACCGTGGTCGCCGATCAGCTGAGGGACAACCTAAGGAACCTCCTCCTGACGAACCACGGAGAGAGGTTGGGCATGTATAGCTTCGGAGCTAACCTGCAAGAGCTGTCGATGGAGCATGGGCAGGAGACGTTTGACGTGGAGGCGATCGGCAGGATAAGGTCAACCGCGGGTCGCTTCATGCCGTACGTTGAGCTTCGTACGTTTGAGTCGAGCGTAGGCAGGGATGAGTCAACGCATGCACACGTCGTGAGGATAAGGGTCGTCTATGATGTTTCACGGTTGGGCGTCAGCGGAGATGCTGTAGAGGTGTCGATCTACACGAGGGGTTGAGGTTTGGTCTTAAACAGCAAGAAGGAGATTAGGAACGTCGTAGCGAGGTCATTCCTCAACAAGGACAGGGATGCGTTCAGGGCAACGCTTCTACATCACGCCAGGACATTCTTTGCTGACAGGATACAGGACTTCTCTGAGCCGAGCCTGGGAGGGCTGCTCCTCGACTTCTCTGCTGAGGTCGGCGACCACATGTCGTTCTACCTAGACCATCAGTTCAATGAGCTAGATGCTGAGACGGCTGTTGAGACAAAGAACATACAGCGACACCTGCGTTCGTCAGGCGTCCCTATAACGGGCGCATCTCCCGCCGTCGTCTCTGTGACATGGGCCATCGAGGTGCCCGCTGAGCAGGTGGGCTCGACGTATGCGCCCCAGGCATCAGCCCTGCCCACGATCCTTGAGGGAAGCATCCTTGAGTCTGATGATGGCGTGCAGTTTGAGTTGATGGAGGACCTCGACTTTTCAGCAAGGCTCAAGGATGGGACGTACAAGGCACGCACGATCGTGGGTGAGTCATCGACTGATGGAAGTCCTCTGACATACATCATGTCGCTTGGAGGAGAGGGAAACTTCCCGAGGTCACCCGCGGGCTTCTGCGTCTCAGGCGTCAGATCGACAGACGCGTTCTCAATACCGAACGTATACAAGTCATTCAGAGAGCTGACGTTGTCGAACGAGGATGTCACACAGGTGATATCAGTCATCGACTCAGACAGGAACGAGTATTATGAGGTCTCTTCGTTGGCCGATGACACTGTCTTTCGTGGGATACCGAACGTAGACTCAGACAATGAGCTCGTCTTGGAGAACCTAGAGGTCATTCCAGCACCCTACAGGTATGTTGCGATGACAGACTTCGACACAAAGCTCACGACGTTGCGCTTCGGCTCGGGCAACGCCGCAGTGCTAAACGATGACATCATCCCAGACCCTAGCGAGCTTGCGCTTCCTCTATACGGAAAGAACGTCTTCTCTAGGTTCACGCTCAACCCTGGACAGCTGCTAGAGACGCAGACATTGGGCGTCTCTCCCGTCAACACGACGATAACTGTGACATACCGCCACGGTGGTGGGCTGAAGCATAACGTCGTCGCAGCCGCAATAAACTCTGTCGCGACGCTGAGGATGCTGTTCCCGGGGAACCCGTCTAGCAGCGTTGCGACGTCAGTAAGGGCCAGCGTCTCTGTCAGGAACCAAAGGGCCGCTGCAGGCGGTGAGGATGCGCTGGAGCTAAATGAGCTTCGTGCAAAGATACCCGCCGCGAGGAATGCACAGAACAGGATCGTCACGAAGGAGGACCTGCTCGCACGCGTCTACACGATGCCCTCAAACTTCGGTCGCGTGTTCAGGGCTGGCGTGAGGTCAAACCCTAGGAACCCACTGGCTGCACAGCTGTTCATCGTCTCACGTGATGCTGATGGGAACCTCGTTGTTTCACCGGACGCATTGAAGAAGAACCTGAGGGTGTTCTTGAACCAGTTCAGGATGATAAGCGACGCGATAGACATTCTTGACGCTAGGGTGATAAACATCAGCATCGAGTTCAAGGTGGCGCTCCAACCGTCTGCGACGAAGAACGTTGTCCTACAGGACATCATTTCTCGTCTGCAGAGATACTTCGCAATTGAGAACTTCCAGATCGATCAGCCCATCCAGCTTGACGACGTGAACAACATCATCTTTAACAGTCCTGGCGTGATGTCAGTCCTGGACATAAGGGCCAAGAACATGTTCGGGACCGTGCTTGAGAGGTCATACAGCGGCTCGAAGTTTGATGTCGCCAGCAACATAAAGAAGCGGCTGGTCATCGGACCGCCGGGTTCAATATTCGAGATAAAGTATCCGCAGTTTGACATAATTGGGACAGCGATATGAAGCGGTTTCTACAGGCGACGAAGGACACGTACGTAACGAACCGTCTCATTCGTAACTCATTCCGTGCGACCGATGCGAATGTCGGTCATGCAGGAACTCTTGACCTCTTTAAGCTCGCGGGTGAGTCAACGATAACGTACGTGACCGCGTCTGTCTCAGGTTCGACGCTGTTACATGGGAACGGACCCTTCGTCAGTGGGACAGAGGAGCCCATAGAGCTATCACGTGTCCTCATCAAGTTCGACCTTGACCCGTTGCGACAGCTGACNGGAAGCATCCTTGACCTCGACGCCTCATCGTTCAAGTGCACGCTCAGGCTGTTTGATGTCATGGGAGGGCAGACNCTGCCGTCAAACTTCTCACTCGTCCTGTATCCGTTGTCGCGGTCGTTCGATGAGGGTCCAGGCCTCGATGTGATTTCGTTCGAGGACATAGGAGCCTCTAACTTCATAACCGCGTCAGACTCTGGGGGTCTCGTCGTAACGTGGTCACAGTCTACGGTCGAGAGCGACATAGCTGCGGGCCTGGGACCCACCGTGTTCATAGGGGGTGCATCACACCTGGGCTACGTGGGTGAGCCCCTCGTCGATGCTGTCACCGGCTCTGCAGGGCTGGGTGATGTGTTCGTCGTCCAGCAGTTCATTGAGGGTGATGAGGACCTCAGCATGGACGTGACTACGATAGTATCTGCGACGCTAGTCGGCCTGCTGCCGGACCATGGGTTCAGGATATCGTTCTCAGGCACGCAGGAGACAGACGATAGGACGAGGTTCGTCAAGCGGTTCGCGACGAGGCACAGCACGAACACGAGGATAAGGCCCAAGATAGAGGTGGGCTTTGACGACTCAACGAAGGACAATCACAAGAGCTTCTTCTTTGACTGCAGCGGTTCGTTATTCCTGAACAGCTTCAGGAGGGGCAGTCCAGCCGACATCGTATCGGGCTCGGGCCTGACGCATATCACGGGTGTGAACTGCATGCTGCTGACGCTTGTGTCAGGGTCAGGATCAACGTACTTCTCAACGACAGTGACTGCATCACAGCATAGCGCGGGAAACAACTTCGTGACTGGTGTGTATTCAGCGTCGTTTGCGATCTCGTCGTTCGCAGCGATCCTGCGTGATGAGATAGTGAGTGCGCATTCAGCGACGTTCACAGAGCTATGGGGCTCACTNGATGGGACAGTAGGCTACCACACGGGCACGCTTGTCGTCAGGTCGCTGGAGAGGACGTCATTCAGTGACTCGCCGGGTGAGCTAAAGCTCAACATCACGAACATGCGAAACTCATACAAGAGCTCTGAGAGGGTGAGGTTTCGCATCTTTGCACAGGACGATGGGTTCAGCTTCAAGGCGTCGAAGCTACCGATAGAGGCCGTGAGTGAGATGCTCGATGACATGCATCACAGGATGCGGGACCACGGTAGCAATGAGCTGATGTATGACTTCGATACCACAAACGGCTCTACGCGAGTCTCAATGGACTCTGACGGGATGTATTTTGATGCCTACATGTCAGACCTTGACGTCGGTCGCGTCTACACAATTGAGCTCTTGGTGAATGAGCGAGGCGTCCAACGCGTGTTTGAGCATGTGGGNGGAAGCTTCCGCNTNGATGCTTAGCGTGCTATAGGGGAGACTAGGTGAGCTTTAAGCGTGTCCTTGAGTTCGATAGGCCTCGGCTGTTCTCTCCAGCATTCACCAGGCGTGCCATAGAGGGTGATGGCATCGTCCTGAGGAAGAACGCCAGTGAGCTCGTTGACTCGAACAACGCGAACACAGCGTCATTCAGGTATGACTCGAACTTCGTGGGCATACGTTCAACGCAGCAGATACCGGTGGACTTCTCTAGGTTTGAGAACCACGTCTTCTTTAACTCAGCCGAGGTCGCTGTCAATGTCGCGTTTGACAGCATCATAAACGGGTATCCTTTCGACGGGACGAGGAAGGAGGTCGAGTCGTTCCTCGACTCACTGACAGGATTTGAGAAGTGGGTCCTCGATAGCTTTCCGACGAATGTGGGATACCTGAACTTCTCAGGTTCATCGAGCCCGTCGCCCTCTGAAGGGACATACATCGAGGTCAAGGACTTCGCTGGGTATCTCTTTCCCAACATCTCTAAGAAGAGGACGGGAGACAACGTGATCGATCCCGTCCTCAAGCCGATCTCAATAGAGATGCAGCTATACCTCCCTGGGCAGACGAACGACAATCAGGTCGTCTGGCAAAAGGTGTCGGGCAGCGACCAGGGCATCACGCTCGCTGTTTCCCACTCTAACTCAGCAGCCAGCTGCAGCATGGTGTTTGCTGTAATCTCTAGCTCGCAGATGTTGTCGGCATCGATGAGCGTGAACAAGGGCCAGTTCAACCACATCGTGGCGACGTTCGATAGGCGCCCAGGAGTGAACGACCTGAAGCTGTATCTGAACGAAGCGTTGGCTGCGACGTCATCTAACGCGTCTGAGATGGGACAGATAACGTTCCCGACGTCACCCGTCCTGATAGGCTCTGGGACGTCGGTTGATCGGATGCACTCGAATGATGACCTCATTCCGTTTGTTCCGCAGCAGACGCTGTCGGGTGCGATCGATGAGCTACGTGTCTTTCATGGCGTCAGGAGCATCAAGCAGCAGCAGCTCTTCGGTAGGAAGATGGTCTTTGCGTCTCCTGAGCTTAAGCTATACTTCAAATTCAATGAGCCCACGGGCTCCATCGGGACGAACAACATCGTCCTTGATTACTCTGGGAACTCACTGCACTCTAACATAAGCAACTACGGGCATGCGCTCAGATCGACGGGATCGATCGCTGTTCCAATGCTGTATGAGAAGCAGTCGTTTCATCCCGTTCTGTTCCCTACGTTTCCTGCTGTCCAAGCATTGAACGTTGAGCTGCTGGCGTCAGCGAGCGACTATGATGCTGTGAACCCGAACCTCATCACGAAGCTTGTGCCCTCACACTACTTCTTAGAGGGGCAGCATTTTGAGGGGCTCCAGGATGAAGAAGGGACGATAGGCGATGAGATGGACGGAGGGGGCCAGCCGGGAACGATGCAGCTTGGGTCAGCACAGCTACTAGCGTCGTTCCTATACGTCTGGGCGAAGTTCTTTGATGAGCTCAAGATGATGCTCGACCTCTTTGGAAGCGTCATACATGTGGATTACGACAAGCCAGGGTTCACGGCTGACCAGTTCCTGCCGTTTCTTGCTAGATACTACGGCTTTGACATGCCGTCGTTCTTCACTGACTCGTCGATTGAGCAGTTCATAGATGCTGAGAACGTGAGCCATGACGTGGGAAATGTGAATCTGTCACTTCAGCACGTTCAGAACCAGATATGGCGTAGGATACTCACCAACATAGGTGACATCATACGCTCGAAGGGGACGTTATACAGCATCAAGTCGTTGCTGCGGTCGATGGGCGTTGATCCTGACGGGAGCGGGTTCAGGATACGTGAGTTCGGCGGGCCCAAGTTTCGAGTGCTCGAGGATGCGCGTGACAGCCGCTCAGACGTCACGACGCTCCTTGACTTCAGCGGGTCAATGGCAGCTGTGGCAGACCATGAGGACGTTGATGCACAGGGCGTGCATGCATCTAAGCCGTTCCTAAGGTCACCCTTTCTGTCGGGAAGCCGTGTTGAGCCAGGTGAGCCTGCGATCAGAGGGTCATTCGTCCAGACACCGGGAAGCCTGGTTAACGTCTCAGATGACCCCTCAGACGGCCTGTTCACATCTGGTTCATGGACGTTTGAGGGCCTGTATAGGTTTCCAACGCTTGTGACTGGGTCGCACGCCGTCTCCCAGAGCCTTGTGCGTATGGTCGTCACGGGCTCTACGTCAGGTCCGGCGGGGTCTGGTGGGCTCCTGTCGAATGTGGTGGTGTCATCGGGCTCTGATGTCACGCTCTACGTCTCACCGATGTCAGGAAGCAGCAATGTCATGTTCACGCTTCCGCTGACTGGCGCTGATGTGATGGACGGCCGGCTATGGAACGTATCGTTCGGAAGGCAGTCGAAGAGGGAGCTAGACGCGCCCGTCTCATCGTCATACTTCGTGCGTGCCGCGAGGCAGGAGTTCGGTGAGATACTCGAGTCGTATGTCACGAGCTCGCTGTTCAATGAGCAGACTGTAAATGCCTTTGAGACGACGGGCTCATTCAATGTCTCTGGGTCATTCTTTGTCATCGGCTCGCAGAGCATAGACACATCAGGCTTCTTCCTGAACAACTCGTCGTTCAGCAGCGATGCTAGGACGACAGACTTTGACGGCCGTCTGGGGCAGCTGCGGTTCTGGAGCAAGGCGCTGTCAGTCGATGAGTGGCATGAGCACGTTCGCAATCCTCGTTCCCTTGGCGTCCTTGACCCAAAGCTGAACTTCAACTTCGTCACAGCGATGTCGGGTTCATTCCAGAGGCTCATGATCGATGCATCGATGGAGCAGGTCACGTCCATGTCAACTGCGGCTGGTGCGTTCGACGTCTTTGATTTCTCCCAGAATGAGCTGCACCCAACATCAACCGGGTTCGAGGCCAGCAAGAACGTCCTGACGCCTCAGAGGATGTTCTTCAGCCAGCTGTCACCCAGGTTCGATGAGGCTGCGTCGTTTGACAAGGTCAGGGTGAGGAGCTTCACCTCGTTTGAGAATGTTGAGCTATACGGAGGAGAGGTTGCTCCTGTCTATGAGCTGCCCAGGGCTGAGTTGCCCACAGACGACGTTAGGTTCTCAATAGACTTCTCCATCATGAACGCGTTGGACGATGACATCATCAAGATATTCTCGACACTTGATGAGCTTGACAACGCCCTTGGTAGGCCTGAGCTGATGTTTGCGACAGAGTATCCTGACCTGAGCACGCTGCGTGATGTCTACTTCAACAGGTTGACTGGGTCTGTGAGGCTGAGGAAGTTCTTTGAGTTCTTTAAGTGGTTCGA